GCCAGCGCGTCGTGGTCAGCAAGCAGCGCCGCCAATATCAGGCTTGAACTATTCGATGTCTGCTGACGATGTTGGCGAATGGTGTCCAGTTCTTGCGGGAGCAGCCGCGCGCCCTGCCCCTCAGCCATCAGTCCCCCTCTCCCCCGTCGCGCGCCCACCCAACGCCGCTCGGGCCTCGGTCAGTGGTGGAAAGCCATCATCGAGATGGCTCACCAGCCGACTGCGACCAAGAAAATCCACCACGCTCAACGGCTCAACCGCATCGGCTAGTTTCTCCAGCGCCGCCCTCAGTCGCGCGTTCTCAGCGGTCAGCTCCCTGATCTGCTGCTGGTACTCCACCAACTGGCGCTCATTGCCCCCCACGTAGAGCCCCCCTATGTCAGCCATTCTGCTCCTCCAGCGCCGCCCGGAGTCGCGCATTCTCAGCGGCCAGCGCGTCGATGTGGCCGAGCAGAGACAACACCAGCAGCCCGTTAAGCTGCCCACGACGCGAGAAATAGTCCTTAATCCCTGCGAGTCGATCCGCGCTTAGTAGCCGCTCGTCGGTCATCATCATCTCTCCTCCTGCAACATCTGCCAGAGTCGCTCGGCATCGCTCGGGCGGAACACGCCCACGATCATGCGCAGTCCTAGCACCGGCTGATAGATCAGAGCAGCCTGCATCCTCAGCCATCCTATGAGCCACGCGCTTTGCTCAGCGGTGATCCGTCCGTTTTCTCGTTTCAACTCGCCCACGAATAGCGTCACGCCATCAGGATCACGGCGAATCGCCACCAGATCAGGGAACCCGGCCTGTGACCGCCGGCTGTCATGGGTGTGGTAGATCAGGTCGAACCCGCAGAGCGCCAACGTCTGCTCGACCTGTTTCTGCCATGCCGCCTCGCTCACGCTGCGCAGGAGCCGCTGCTCATCGGTCAGCGCCATCTACCCCCTCCCCTCCGCGCCCGCCGCGCTCATAGCAGCACATCCTGGGCTAATCGCTTGGCAGCGATCTCGCAGTACGCCTCGGATAGGTCGATGCCGATAGCTGATCTGCCGAGGTCTTTCGCTGCGCGCAGGGTCGTGCCGGAGCCCATCAGGGGATCGAGGATCACGCCTTCCGGCAGCACCTCGATTAGCCGACGGTAGAGGTTGACCGGCTTGGGGCAGGGATGCGCGATAGCCATCTGCGAGACAAAGCCTTCCGCGTGCCCATTTACGGGCACGCGGAAGATGTCATCCCACCGAGGGCGTCCGCGGTCGCCCGCTGGCAGGTGGTAGAAGCAGATCGGCTCCCAAGATGGAGATGCTCCGATATGCACGATCCCGCCCGTAAATACTTTGTCCCAGCAGCCCATCCACTGCGGGCGCACCGGCAAGTCGAATAGCCGCGTATGGCTCATCGTGAATGCCATCGGCTGCGGCAGGGCGAGCAGCCAGGCCATCAACTCCACCCAGTTGTCCATCGTGTCCTTGTACGGGCGATAGGCGATCTTCTGGCCAGTCCCGTAGGGCGGGTCCGTAAGTACCACGTCGAAGTCAAGGCTCGGCACGATGTCACGCGCATCGCCGTGGTAGATAGTGATGCCGCCGCGCTCGTAGTACGGCCAGCTCAGTTGCGCCTCCGCATCAGCATCTCGTACCGCGCATGACTCGCCACCCATCGCTCATGCGTTTCCATCCACCGCTCGTGCCAGCGCCAATCCCGGCTCGGCTCCCGGAGCAGGCGCTGGAGCTCCTCGAGCCAGTAGGTCACGTCCGCCTTGGCTTCCCGAATCGGCGTGTAGATCATTTGCGGTCTCCGTTAGCGAAGATCGACATCACCCTGCACCTCCAATACATTCGGCCAGCACATCGCCTTGACGCGACTCGCAACCGCTTCGCCCATTCGCCCTTCGAGTTTGGTCAGCGGATCATTGCTCGTGAAGATGGTCGGGAGATGGTGCCGCCAGCGATAATCGATCAGCTTGTGGAAGGTCTCCCGCACCCATGGGGTCGGGTTCTCCTTCCCGACGTCATCTAGGAGCACGAGATTCGTTTCGCGGATCGCGTCCAGAATCTCCCCGCTCGAGAGTCCGCCTAAATCGCGGTCGAAGCCGCGACGGATGTCATCCAACAACTCCGGCACGTACCGATACAGCGCGTCACATCCCTGCACCTCGACCCGATGCCGCAGGGCGCAGATGCCGAGTCCAGTCTTGCCGCGGCCCACGTTTCCCCATAGGAATACAGACCCCTCGCCGTCACTAGCCCACTGCTCGACCATCTCACGCGCCATCTGGTCCCCATCGGGCAAAAGCGCGTAGGTAGAGAAACTGACCTTCCCGAATTCTTCGTCTGGAATCTGCGCCTTGCCGAAGATGCGATCCAACCGATGTTGGCGAAAAATTGGCTCGGCGCAGGCGCAGGGGAACGCCTTCCCGAAGTCGGGATGATCGGTCGGCACATTCCGCCGAACCCAACCGTGCCCGCCGCACACGTCGCAGTCTGGACGCGGCCCCAATCGCTGCGGGGGATCCTCCTCCTCGATGATCTCCCGCACCTGAAAGGCTTGCGCGAACAGGCTCCGGATCACCGGCGTCGGCTCGCTCGGCGTCTCGCTTTCGGAATTGCTCGGCCATGAGCTCGCGCCCGTCGCGGTACTGGTCGAATCGGGAAGGCTCGTTCGCTCCATCACTTCGCTGTTGGGTTCCATTGGTTCGCTCCTGGGGGGGCTGATATTTGCCCATGTCATCTTCTAGCCAATGACGCAGACGCAATCGTTTGTCTTTGGATCGGGGCAGGGCAGTGGCATGGTTCATTGCTTTCTGAATCGAATGGCGGACCGCGGACGGTCCGCCCATAAGTGGCGCGAATTCCGTGATGAGCTGCTCGAGGTAGAGATCGTCTATCGGCTCAATGGCCTTTTTCTCGCGTGTTTTCTTCGGAGCGGGCGGCGCGTCAGCGCCCGTACTCTGGTTAGGTACGGTACGGTTAGGTACGGTACGGTTAGGTACGGTAGCCCCTGCACGTGCATCGAACGTGTCATGCACGTGCTGCGCACGTGGTGCTTTAATGGAAGATGCCCGCTGCGCACGTGCGGCACGCATGCGTTCGGTGTTCGCCTGCCGGCGTTCAATCAGCCGTCCGGCGTAGTCCTGCCAGTCATGGAGCTGTCCGTCATCATCTACGAAGCGAGCGCGCTGGAGTGCTGCAACGAACGCCTCACCATCGCCGTCGTAGCCCGCGGCCTCGGCCACCTCCTCGGGGTCAAATCCGCTGAGGTCGCCTTCCTGGGCATACTCGAGCGACCACCACCAGAGAAGGTGCAGATGCCCGATGGCGCAGGGCACAGAAATATCGAGTGTCTTAGCCAGACGGATCGTCTTGGGATGACGGGCGAGGCTGGCGTGAGACTCGATCCAGGTCACGCGCGGCACCCTCGGGGAGAGGAGAACGCGGGGCTGGACGTGGTAAAATCAGATACGCGCATGAGCTCTACCTCGTGCGGTCGGGCGTCCGGGTGCTTGCAACACCGCGGGCGCCTTTCCTTGTATTGGGGATGTTCTGATATTTTAACACACACGAAAGAGAATCACACACGTGTGAGTGCAAGGGTCTGGCGGCCCACATCGGTGATCTCATAGAGCCCACGATCTCGCCCGTAGGTCTCCACCTGACGCAGGTAGTCGTAGTGCACGAGCCCCATCACGGTCCCCTCCGGGAGGGTCACCCAGTCACCGATGGGACGGATGAGGTGGAAGCCTTTGGGGCTGCGCCACACGCGCGCGCCATCCGCCGCGAGTTGCTCGAGTAGCGTCCGTTGACCGCTGCTAAGGGGTGCCATGTGCGCTGCTCCTGTCTGCTTTGGATACGGGAGGGGGCAGCCGTCACAAGCTGCCCCCTCTTCTGGTTCGTGCTAAACGGGGAGCTTCTGCTGGGCCTGCTCCTGCGTGGTGATGGCCAACATCAGCCGCCGGCGAAGGCTGCGCATCTCCAGCCAGCCGGTGTCGGGCTCCACGGCGTAGTAACTGGTATCCATCCCGAGCGCCTTCGCCCGGTCGAGCCCTCTGGTGTAATCGGCTTTTTCCTCAGCGGTAGGTGGGCGATCCTCGTCCTGGAGGGGAACCATCACCGATGGCGCAAAGTTGGCGTGGCTCGATTCGGGCTCAGCCTCGATGATCTCGCCGGTGGCGGGCTCGACATGGGGAGGTGGAGGTTCGATGGGTCCGAGGTCTTCCATGTCCTGGGTGAACACATCGGAAAGCCGGCCTGCCGAGAGCGAGGCGTCCACCAGGGCGCGTTTCTTCGCCATCTTGAGCAGCGTGTTCACCTGGCTGAAGATGTCCTCATTCTCCATTTGGTATTGCTTGGCTTGCCCCCGTTTGGTATTGATCGTGCGCGTGCGGAGTGCGCTCTTATCAAGCCCGGGAGGAAGCCCCGAGTCGAACACCCACCGATAGCGGTATTTACTCTCGTAGCTGTTGCACTCGCCCACCCCCTCGGACACCGTGATGCCGCTACCCATCGTCACCAAACGGCAACGGATAAGGAAGTGGAAGAAGGGCCGATCCCAGTCCACCGTTTGCTCAATCACCTCGTAGGTGTCCGCCAGTTCGAGCAGCTTGGCGATCTTCTCTGCGCCGGGTTTGAGTAGGGTGGGCTTGTCGGTGCCGGGGATCACGCCGTAATCGTGCCCCTGGATCATTTGGGACTTGACTAGCGTCTGAAAATCCCGCACGGCTGCCAGTTTTCGCTGAAGGGTGGCACGGTCCGGGAGCATCAGCACTTCGCGGATCGGCTCGGATAGCACAACCGCGGTTGTTTCAATCGGTCCGTTCTGGCTCACGATTTCGTCTCCTTCGGTGGCAGCCCCAGGATGCGGCGTTGGGCTGCCGCGCGGGCGTCGAGGTAGGCGGCGAACTGCGGATCATCCCGCAGGCGAGCGCCGGCCTCGGCACAGATGCGCGCGAATTGCTCAGCGGTCATGGCAGGCCCGCCATTCCGTACTCATCCTGGAGTCGTTTCTCCAGCGCCAGGGCGCGTTCTAAGGCCTGTTGCTCCTCGCCCACGGCGCAATACACCTTGACGGTCCAGACCGGCTCGTGCTTTGCATTGCGCCCAATCTCCACGCTGCTCGGGGTTGGGGTTGCCTCGGGCTGAATCAGTTGGCTGTAGCTATAGTTGACGAGCATCTCCATGCTGCGCTCGATGCGCTGCAGGATCAGCAGTTGCTCACCGAGCAGGCTCAGTTGAGCGTCATCGAGTGCCCGTTGAATCGTCTCGAGTTCGTGTGCGGTTGCTTCATTCACCATCCCCACACCCCCTGCACCGTCGCCCACAGCGCCCCGAGCTCCCATACCAGCAGCACCCAGGTGACCAGGAGCACAAGCGTCGACACCAGCAGGCAATGCTGATGCCACCAGTGCCGGAGCCACTCGCGCGTCAGCCGGCGCCGTCGATGGATCACCAGCGGGTCGCGGTAGACCTGCGCCAGATGCGTCTCACAGAGCCCGTCATGCAACTCAGCCTCGTGGGCCGGCTGGATGGCGCATAGCCCCCAGGAGCGCGCGGTGATGGCTCTGGCAGCCAGCACGGGGTAGCCATCACGGTAGATCAGATGGGCGCTCATGGCTGGGGATCCAACAGCATCACGCTGAGCACCTGATAGCGAGCCACCCAGCGAGCGCCGCACTTGCGACAGCGGCGGTACTCGTCCAGTTGATCAAGACGGCCAGCCACGTCGTCAAACAGTTCGATGCCGCACACGTCCGAGCCACAGGATGGGCAGAGTCGTGGATCAGTGCTCACTTCCCCGCCTCCGTCTGCTGCGCGTGGCGCTGTTCATAGCGGGATTGGGCGAGGGCATAGGCTACGGCCATCACTCGCTTGTGGGCGGCATCTATCGCGGGCATATTCCAATGATCCACCGCGATCAGATGCACATAGGCGTTGACGGCCTCATAGAGCGCCGCGCTGTCCACGGGCACACTGCGGGCCGTGTAATAGGTCGCGCGTTCCTCGGCTTCGAGGTCTGGTACACTGACGATTGGATCACGTTCCACGTTCTTTCTCCTCTTGACGGTCGGGCTGGTAACTACAGCTCGGCCGTCTCTGCGTTTCTGGTCGCGGGGGATTGCGTCGGCATCACCTCCTTTTCAGCCGCATCTGGAGCGTCGTGAGGTGATGGTGACAGTCGAGCGCGGCGTCTAGCGCGTCCTGAAGATCCTGCGCAGAGAACCATTCGAGCGTGCTGTGGGTCTTGATCTCGACGAGCGTGTAAGCAAGTTGCGAGACGAGAATCTCGGCGTCGTTGAGAGCGGGGATAGTCGGCGCGCTCATGGCGTACTCCATTCGACGGTTCTGGTTTGGCTACCCCAGTTGATCGCGTCCCCGCAATCCGGCATCCAGATGTCCACGTGATTACCCACCACCCCACCGCCAGTGTCCAGCGCGGTAAATGAGCGGCTGGTGCCGGCGATCTCCACGGTGGAGTACAACGGGATCACGCGGGGATCGGTGGCGACCGCACCCCAGCGGGTCCACTCGCCGGTGCGCATTGGCCCCTGAAGACAGAATGCGGTTACCCGAAACGTGCCGCTCTCTGAAGGCGCCTGCGCGTGGGCGTGGCTGGTGGAGAGCGCCAGCAGCGCGGCCAGCAGGGCTCGCTTCACTCGCCCATCTCCTGAAGTTCGGCATATATGAGGTTCCAGTCGAGCCGTTTGACGGTGCGGATGGCCGCGACATCGATGATGTGTCGAACCTCATCCACACCCTGACGGGTAAATTCGTCGCCATCCTTCTTGACTTGAACCCCAATAACGAATTCCGGGGTCTCTCTTTCGAGGCGCAAACGGATAGTCCGCCGATCATTGAGATAGACCATTCGGTATTCGCTCATCGCCATCCCCGCCATTGGGCCTTATCCCAATCCTCCGCGTCCCGGAGCGCCTGCGCGTGCTGCTCGGCATCCTCCGGCTTGACATGCGGCAGCCCGTGCGCCTGCCCGAACCACATGACGACGTAGCCGTGCCGTGGGCAGTGAGTGATCTGTACGTCGGTCATGCGACTGCCGCCTGGTTCGCTTCGCGCGCCTGTCTTACGATCTCTTTGCGGTCGAGACTCGGCCACCCGACCTCACAGCACTGTGCGCGATCCCAGACGGTCCAAGACTCGGCGCCGGGTCCGTAGTAGGAAATCGTCTTGACGGTGTACCGCTTGGCGAATGGCTTGTATCCCTTGGTCTCGGTCATCGGTGCGCCTCCTGACTTGCTCTACCAAATATTACCACGTCTGGTAATGGAAATCAAGAGGGTTTCGGCTTTCGCCCCCGTCGGGGTTTCACATCCGAATCCCAGGCCCGAGATTTACATTTCCCGTTGGGGCAGATCAGCGGCGGACGACCGAGCGACCCCTGCGGAATCCACTCATGGCCGCAACGTTTGCAATGGTAGCCGAGCATCGTGACGGGTACAAGTTCTGACAAATCTCCTCCTGATTCGCATGATAGGCTTGACACAATTTTACCAGATGGCGTATAGAATGTGTTGAGCAAATTGCAGGAGGGCAATCGTGGAATACCTCATCGTCGGAGCTGCCATCATCGCCAGCGGGATCATCGGGCGGGCCATCGGCATCCACCAGGAGCGCGCGCGCAACTTCATGCGCCGGCGGCTGGGGGTGACTGGCTAGGTGCAGACTGATGCGTTCCTGTCCTGTTTCGTCGGCCATCTGCGGGAGCTGTTGCCCAGCGCGGTCTATCTCCGCGTGTATACCCGGCCCCTCGAAGGGACAGCGGATCGCGTGCTCATGGGTATCATGGATACTGCCCGCTGGTCGTATCGGATTGATGAGGCGTTGATTGCACAGCGCCCATCGGAGTGGGGCGATTCATGCGCGCGAGGGTTGGCGCTGTTGGCGTATGACGCCTGGGAGCGGACGGAGCAGCAGGGAGCGTGAGATGAACGAGCAGGCCATAAAGTATCCGCAGATCGCGGTTCGGCCCGGAGAATATGGGGATGGGTACTTGCTCTTTGCCAGTGTAGGCAAAATGCTCAGGGCGCACGTCGGCATCCGAGCGGCGGAGGATTGGTATGACGAAGCCGCTCGAGCCGAGAATTACGATGCGCTGCTACAGATTGCCCGGCGCGTGGTGACCGTGGCTTAGGCGTGGGGCTAGCCGACCAGCGCGGTAACGATACTGATGAGTCGGTCGAGACCCGGCGGGTTGGCGACATGCCCCACCACCGCTTGCCGTACCGCATTCCAGTCCCCGGCATCCGCGAGTGAGGCGATACCATGAGCCTGCCAGTACCACGCGAGGATACGGGCGGCGACCCAAGGGTTCATCGCCAGATCAGGATTCCCCACCAGATCAAGGCCCAGCGCATCGCCCGCCGCCTGGTAGTTGTATTTGTGGGTGAGCTGGATGAATCCGCGCCCCGCATAGTCGCTGCCGCCATCGTAGCCCGCCCAATCTGCCGGCGTGCCATATTCATGCAGCGGGGAGAAGGTCGAGGCCGTCTCGATGGCAATAGTACCCAGCGCCCCCGCTAACGAGGCTGTGCTGCCCGCTCCGACGTTCTGGAGGGCAGTCATGATGAGCGGCCAGTTCGCGGTTACCGCATCGGCTGGCGCACCCGTCGCGGCCGCGATCTGCTCAATAGTCCAGGGCGAGCCGGTGAGAGGTGGTGCCTCGAGGCCGGGGATGCGCCGATGGCCGTAATAGTGTTCGACCCAGTAGTCCTCTTTGTAATCGGTGACCGTCACGCCTCCCTTGGGGTTGGCATTCCACATCGCCCCGACTGGCCGCGGATCCCGGATCACTCCGATGTGCGTTACGACGTCGGCCGGCGCGTAGGTCTGCGTAAAGCAGATGACGTCGCCGGGGAGTACCGAATCACCAGTGTCTTCGGCGCCGTCCCATATTCTCTGAGCACTGGTGTAATCGGGGTCGCCCAGGTTGATACCAATGTCAGCGAAGACTTTGACCACAAACCCGCTACAGTCGAGTCCGCCATCGCGCTCCACATCCTTTCCGCCGAATACGTATGGGGTGCCGCGCAATGCTTCACACGCGGCCCAGAGTTGGTCGAGTTGTGATACCCCCGGCTCGCTACTGTCCGGGACTGGATCGAAACCGGGCGAGGCTTTCCACATCAGGATAGAACCACGCCTCATCCTGCCCCGTGTACGCCACAAATGTCCCATACAGCGTGGGCTGCTCGATCCGCCGGCTGGTGGAAATCTCGGGGCCCTGGTTCGGGCCCGGGTCGAGTCCTCGCGCTTCCATATTGGTGCGCCGCTTCTCAATCGCTGCATTCGCCATATTTATCCTCCTTACGTGGGATCGTCGACGCTCAGAATCCCCAGCACGTGCGCCTTATGGACTGCCGCTGCCTGCGTGCGGACCCCGAGCTGACTGCGAATGTTCGCAATGTGCATCCTCGCGGTGGCTGACGTGATGCTGAGTTGGGCAGCGATCTCCTGGCGGTCTACCCCCTGCGCAATCAGCCGCAGCACTTGCCGCTGGCGAGGGCTCAATCGTTCCCAGGGGCCTACATGTGGGATTCCCATGCCACCTCCATCATACGGGTGGCTCCCATTCATTAGCTGGGCGAGCGGACCCGCCTCCAGTGTAATCGGGTTGCCGGTCCTGGGCGCCGCCCGCAAAGTCGATGGCGCGCAATAGCTCGTCAATCTTCGGCGCTATCCACGGGCCGCCACCCTCAGACATCCTCCCCGCGAGATACTGCCACCGGGCGAAGATCAGCCGGGCCTGCTCGGTCGTGATCTCCAGCGAAGCGGCATCGTTGCGCTCGCGCAGGAGCATAAGTCGGATGATCTGGTCCTCGGTGATCTTGAACTCCTGCATGATCTGAAACATTAGGAGGTCGTCCTGTCGGAGCATCATCACCTCAGAATCCCACGCAGGCGAATTGGGTCATCCGCCCGAAGAAGCGAGCCGCCGATCCGCCATTCGGGTCGTACCACACCCGCGCGCACTCCCCGAGCGGCTCATCCGGCCCTATGGTAGCCGTAGGCGGTACGGTGGTACTGGTAGGCGGTACGGACGTCAACGTGGCTGTGAGGGGCTGTAGCGTGGCCGTAGGGGGGATTGGCGTACTGGTGGCGCCGCCGGTCTGTTGCCCGAAGTCGCACACCCACAGCGGGGTGCTGCCATCCATGCCCGAGGCACAACCGAGATCCGTAAAGCGGTCGAGCGTCAGGAGGAAACGATCACCGCTGCCCTCGGTCATCCATTGGCTGACCACCTCCGGCACCGTCGCATGGTCGGTGTCCAGCAGCTCCGCGACGAACCCGCCGGGGTAGCCCGCCGCATTGGCTCGCTCGGCTGCCGTGAACTCGTTGACACAGCGCGGCAGGTAGCAGTGCGAAGACTGCATGTGCGCGACCTTCCCCTGAGCTGAGGTCTCGAGGCGAGCGTCGACGTGCAGCCGCGCCACCCCCACCGAAGCGCGGGCATCGTTGACCGCGGCCTCGAGCTGGGGGGTGGGTGAGCCTTGCGCGTGGACCAGGGAGCCGGTGAATAGCAGCAGGATGAGCGGGAGATACCAGAGTCGTTGCATGGGATTACCTCCCCCACCGGGTCAGATCATTGGCGATCACCCAGGCGGCTCCGAGTAAGCCGGCGGCGGTCACGATCAGCGCCGCGATGCTGAGCGCCTCAATCCAGTCCTGGCGGGTCATCAGATCCAACCGAGCAGATAGGCAACTAGGATCAGTCCGGCGGCGGTCACGAGTCCCGCCATCGCCCCGTGCAGGAATCCCACGGTGTAGTAGTGGTCGTGCTCATCCTCGAATGCTTGGCGGAGATATTCTTCCATTAGGTCAGGCTCGCCGCTTCGAAGCAGGCGAGAGACGCGGCTAGCAGACTGCCGCTATAGGGCAGCGGCGGGATAGCCGCCAGCACGGCCAGGATGACAGCGGCGATCAACAATCCGAGGTGCATCATGGGTCTATCCTCCTTGCTTCTTCGATGCGGACCGATCCACGAAATAGAAACCCACGACTAGCATAGCAACTGACATGAATTGCTCGGCGCTCAGCTTGCCGAGGAAGAAGCCGGCCACGATGCCAGCCGAGATGAGCAGGGTAACGATGGGTCGAACGGCACTACGCAGGATTTCCATGCTCACAGGTCACCTCCGCCATGATCGGGCGAGATGCCCGCGTATGCGCTGGTTGGCAAATTCCTCGTACAGCACGGTAATGATCACCGCGATCTCCAGAAGCCAGAGCACGAACCCACTGACAGCAGCCCCGACCGTCACCTCATCCCCCGGCGGGTCGAGCAGCGCCCAGATGCCAACGAACACCGTCACCTCTAACACCACGCCCAGGAACCCGTTACGTACCAGAATAGAGCGATTCGCCCATCGGCGCGTGTAGTCGTCGATGCCGTGCAGGGAGCCGCTACGCCGCTGCGAGCGCCAGATCGCCATGAACGTGACGCACATCGCAACCAGTGCCCCCAGTGTCCACAGGAGCTCTACCAGCCCCACGGAACCCCAGGAGATGTTAAACAGCGCGGCGAGTAGATCGCCCATCGTCCTCATTCCGATTTTCCCGAATGGTGTCCACGTACACGTCGAGCTCCGTTTGGCGACGGCGCACGGCATCCTCCACCCGAGGGGCGAGCCCTGGCTCCTGTTCGATGGCCCGCTGGATGATCGCGTCGGCGTGGGTCTCCAGCTTCTCGATCACCCGGTCCTGCACCGCCTCGGACGCCTCGAGCCCCTTCGTATCCGGGATGGGGGGTCGCACTTCACGAAACCAACCTTTCACGATGGCCCACCACCTCCCTAATCTGCTCATGTCGGCTCGCTCGCTTCCACCTCGCCCGGCGCTTCCCGCAGCGCATCCAGGAACGTCTCCGACGCCCCCGTGACGCGACCGAGCGTCAGCACTAACCGATTGCATCTCGCTTCCGCCCGCAGTCGAGCGGCTCGTTCGGTTCGCCACCACGTGCCCGGCACCACCAACCGCAGATAGAAGGCGACGGCGATGGCGGCGCCGAGCACGATTACGCCATAGGGACCGGCCAGCTTGTCGACGAATTGCTCGAAACCCACCCATCAGCCTCCCCGCATCAGCGCGAGCAGCCAGGGGACGGCGAGCCCGAGCAGCACGAGCCAGAGGAGGGCGCGGTCGGTCATCACGCCAACTGATCCACCGACCACGGAAACGCCCGCCCGGTGGCCCCCGTGGTGGTCGGTTGTTTTAACTTGAAGTCGGCCCCGAAGGGCGCCACCACGGGTATAGATTGCACAATAGCGTCGGGCGCCACGCCCGCCACGTAAGTCGCAGAGAACACCTGGCGCACGGTGTCGCCCGTCCTTGTCTTCTTCAAGATGGTCAGTTCGACTATCTCGCCGGTGCCGACGCTGGCGGCAACGTTGACCAGCATGGCCGCGATGTCCACGGTCAGCACGTAGACCCCGGAGTCGGTGGTGGTCAGCAGCGTATGGGTAGTGTCGAGAGTCGCCGTCTGCGATCCGCTGGATTTGACGGTAATGGTCATGTGCTCTCCTTAACCGATGCCGTAGCCCACAATGTCGAGCAGTCGGTCCGTCGCATCGGTGATGCTGCATTTCGATCGCGCCGAGACTCGGGTGCCAGCCGGGATCATCACCGGGAGCGGCCCATACAACCCCGGCAGCACATGGTCCGCATTGGCGTCGGACCAGTAGGTGAGGTTCGGCACGATGACCTGCTCATTGCCAGCCGAGCCGATCCCGATGTCTACCGTATGGGTCGCATTAGTCCGCGCCAGGTTGGCCTGCCCCCCCGCCGCCACCAGCAGTTGACGGACCGGGAAGGCGCTCGAGGCGACTAATTGCACCCACGAGCCCTTGGTGCCCGCCGAGCCACCGGGGTCGATGGACGTACCGCCGGAGTCCGCGGTGTTTGGACCCCAACTCTCACTGCGCGTGTAGGACTGGCCGCGATAGCCGCCGCCGATCAGTTGCAGCTTGACGGCCCCCACCTTACTCGCGCCGTTGGCCTGACAGCGCGCGGAGAGGCGCACGCCAGCCGGGAGACCGATGGGCAGGTAGTAGCCCTCGACCCCGATCTCGTAGACCGCCAGTAGCAGATTCGATGCAATCGTCTGTTCGTTGCCGGCCGAGCCGATGGCGAGATCGTAGAGGTAGTCGATGTTGACACTGCCGGTCACCAGGGTCATCAGCACTCCCTGCGCCGGGAATGCCGTAGTGGCAATCAGGGTCACCCAACTGCCTTTGGTATTCGCCGAGGCATTGGGGTTGACCGCCGTGCTGTAGGTGGCGGCGTCATCGTCGCTATAGCGTGAGGGTTGCGCGGCGGGCCAGACGCCCATATTCCTATCTCCTTACCAGACATCGGCGAGGGTGACGACCCAGCCATTGTTGACCGAGGGGTTGCCGCCGTTGGAAATATCCCCCGAGTTCGACCAGCGCACGCCTTCCGCCACGCTGCTGTCCGCGACCAATACCTGACCGTCGACGCCCACGGGCAGCCGCGTCACCGTTCCCGATGCGGTAAATACCAGCAGGTCGCCCTTGGCGGTGCCGGTGCTCTTGGCGATGTAGTTGGCGAGGTCCGAGGTCAGGGCATAACTGGCCAGGGCCGATAGTCCCAGGCTGGCGGTGTCCCAGGTCGCCCCGTTGTCCCGATACCACGTGCCGCCGGTCACGTCGGTGGCGAAGTACAATCGGCCGGCGATGCTCGCGGAGGGGCGCGAGCCTACCACGCCATACATGATGACGCCCGTGCCCAGTACCACCTCCGCAGAGAGACCGCTCTCCGCCTGGGTGGTGATGTAGTGGGCGTCGGCGGGAGCTCCGGTCGAGGGCGTCTGCCAGCTTACGCCCGCACTGACGCCCGAGTCGGCGGTCAGCACCTTGCCATTACTGCCGACCGCCACTCGTGCCGCCGTGTTGTCGGCAGTGCCCGCGATCAGGTCGCCCTTGGCGTCGATGATGCTGTAGGGGATGTCGGCCCCCACCGGATCGGCGGCCGGATTCCACGAGTCGCCGTCCCAGTATTCAAATTGATTCGTGTCGGTGTTGAAGTACAGCGCCCCCGTCAGCGGCGCACCCGGACGTCCACTGGTGGGGCCGGAGGGAATCATCACCGGCGGGTTACTGGGCTGTTGCGGCACGAACACATTGCCGCTGCCCCCGGTGGCCGTACTGCCCGCGCCCCCATTCCACCGCTCGGCCGCCTCGGCATCGGTCAGGAGGCGCGCGGCCATATAGCCGGTCTCATCGAGCGTGCAATTCAAGGGCAGGATGCTGCCCCCGGTGCCGACCAGCGAGATGCCAACGCTCACCCAGCCGATGCTATGGTCAATTGTCCAGCTCGTAGTGACCGAGGCCGCGCCGTCCTTGTAGGAGCCTGCCCCATTGGTGCCGTTGACGCTGGCATCGTCTTGCTGGTTGTATTGCTGGGTCTGCCCCGCGCCGTGGCCGGTGATGGTGTCTACGGAGGATAGGAGGTGCATCCCCGTGCCCACCGTATCCACCACCAGCTCGCCGGTCGCGCTGGTGACCGTGACGCTCGGAGCCGTCGAATCCGCCTGCGCGAAGGCCGAATGACTGAAGGGCGTGAGGGGATCCACCCCGATAAAGGTGCGCGCCCCGACGGTGATGCGGGTGACATCGGTGCCGCCGAAGCTGAACACCAGATTATGCGCACCCGTCGAAGGGGCGACCAGATAGGCTACCGCGTGATAGTGGCTATTGGTCCCCACGTACATATCGTTCGTGCCGGAGCCCGAGAAGGCGTTGTAAAGAAAGGTCAGCGGCGCCCCATCATAGGTGATGCTAGTGATGCCCGACCCCACCCCTCGCGCATAGGTGATGCCCACCAGGAGGAAATCCCCGCTCGTATTGGTGAAGCTCTCGGTCAGGCTGGTAGCCGGCGAGATAGTCAGTTTGCGCGTGTAGGTGGTGGTGTCGCCCGCAGTGGGCGTGCCGCCCCCGGTGCTCGAGCCGGTGCCGCCCAGCACCAGGCCATCGGTGAAGGTCAGTGGCGTGCCGGTGTAGGTCTCGTATACCCACGGCCCGAGGTCCAGCTGGGTGCCGATGCGCAGGAGGTCGGCGTCGTGGACGAAGCGCCAGAAATGCCAGTTGCCGTCGTTCAGATCATCGGAGCCGAGCGTAGTAAAGATGCCGTCATCGGTCGTGATGCTCGCCTGGATGTAGCGTAAGCCCGACCCCTGATGGACGAACACGCGATAGGCGAAATCCTCGCCGATGTCCTTTTGCAAGAGCACCTGGTCATCGGTCCAGGCGCCGCCATCCTTGACCCAGCCGTTCCACTCGTGGGTGTTGCTGACGTCGGTGTCGGGGATGCCCGCTGAGCTATTGAGCGCATACTGGTTGCTCGCCCCGTCGAAGTCGCGCGCCCGCCCGATGATGCCCACCGCCGCGGTGCTGCCATGATTACCCAGGTCATAGGTGCCAACCACGTCCACGATGGGGCCGCTCGCCTCCTCGAAGGCATAGTACGGCGACATTCCCGTGGGCAAGCCCGTGTCGTCCTCGGTGTCGTGCGTATTGGGCAAGCACGCCGAGAGTGAGAGCACCGCGCGGATGTCGCCCTCGCGGGTGAAAGTCCAACGGATGCCTTCGAGGAAGAATTCTGCCGTAAGTCCGAGTTTGGTTTGGACCCCCGCCGCCGTGACGTGGATGCGGTCGCTGATCTCCCGTTGCATGAGCGCGGTAAAGATGGTGCTATTCCGAATGGCGGAGATCTCAATCTCCAACAGATCGCGCGGGGAGGAATAATAGTCATAAAGCCACCGAGCGGCCGTGTTAGCCGGGCCTGCGGATGGGTAGTAGGGTCCGGGTAGCGGGTACTCCCGATAGCCACTCCCCACCACTGAGCGCACCGGCGCCCCCGTGACGCCCCGCCGCCCGATCAGACGAATGCTCCCCATCACCAGATTCAGGCTGGGATCGCTGTTCGAGAGGGTGAATGTTACGCTGTGGGCGGTGTGCGTGATGTTGCTGATGCTGAGCGATGACTGCGCCGCGTAAGGACTGCCGACTACCACGAGATCGGGGTCACCGCCCGATACCGTGGGGTCTACGAATTCGACAATGGAGTAGTTCCAGAAGTTCGAGCTGATGGACTGGTCAGAGGTTGGGGATAGGTAGGGGTAGTTGAAGGGGGCAATGGTCACTATGCGACTGCCGCCGGGCGGAACCACGATGGATGAGATCAGCGTGCCGCCGAACTCCCAGATGGGGACGGGGTCGATGCCAGCGTCCAACGTGAAGAAGGGCGTGAAGTTCACCGTGACGAGATCGTAGATATTCTCGTCAGGATTGAGCTGGTCGATCTGCCGATAACGGTAGAGATCGTTGTCGCTGGGATTATCGGAGATGGTGAGCTGGACGGTATTACTGCGCGTGGTGTCACGGCGATAGTGGCGATTCTCGAAGGTGAACGAGCCATCCTTGGCTTCATAGAACCGTCCGAGTTCGGTGCTCACGATGCGGCGCGCTTCTTCCATCGGGACCACTTCGACCGGGGACCAGACTCCGGTAGTGATCTCTCCCGTTGCGAGCGCCTGATCCGCGGTAGCCACCCCCGACGCATCGAGTAGCGCCGCCAATATGACATCGGTGGTGTCGCCCGCATTCGCGGTGGGCGTCACCTTGCGGCTATCGCTCAGACGGATGAAATTTCCAGTCCCGCTCAGGGTGACGGTAGGGATGTTTCCTACCTGTGCGCCGATCTGGATATGGTCAATGCGACCCACCCAGAACACCGTACTCAGTGGATTGCTGAGTCGCAACCGGATCGGCGCCTTGCTCTTGACGTAGCCGAAATAAGGGCCGCTCGCGTTGTTGGGGCTATAGTCTCCGCTCTCGTTATTGAGGGTAACCGACAACTGTCCGGCGGAGGCTACAAACCCCTGCTGGGCGCTGGAGCCGATCCCGCGTTGACATTCGAGCGCCCAGACATCGGCCACAATATCGGCCGCGCTTCCCCAACCGGCGCCGGTCCAATCGACCTCCACGTGGAGGGTGAGCCAGCTTATCACCGGGTGAGAACCTCGCCCCGTCGATTCGCCTGCTGCACGGTGTCGATCACATAACGCTGCACTTCCTTGCCGCCGATCTCCACGTGGACGTGGATCTCTCCACCGAGTTGATTCAGTGGCACTACGGCCTCGGGGCCGCTCTCGCCCACCAGTGCCAGCGTGGGACGCCGCACGATCCCGCCGCTGGCCATCGCAGTGATGCCCTGATCTGGCAGCAGGGTCGGGGGGGGCGGCGGCGGAGCGGTTCCTCCACTCGCCGCGCTCCCCAAAATAGCCGCGCCTTCCCGCAGGATGCCAACCCAGGTGTTCGCATCCGCAATAGCGGGGTCCATCACGGTGCCCGCCGCCGTTTGCACTAGGGGAAGTTCTATTGCCGAGAGCGCATGAATACGGGCAATCGCCGTGTCCCCCTCGTTGCGAATCCCGGTGAGCGCCGCTCCTAGATCGGTATTGATCTTATCAATGCTGGTTTGGGTAGTCACCATATAGGCCGCTGCCTCGCGGGGGATAACCACGGTCTTATCGTAGGCGTCTTTCCATGCATTCGACGCTGCGCGGGCGGTCTCGGCGGTGGGCTCTAGGATGGTTGCCTTCAGGGTGGAGGCAAGCGCAGTTTCCTCGAGCTTCCACGCTACATCCTGCGTGTGATTGGCCGCTTTGATGGATTGCTCTTGTGCGATGTTGAACATATCGACATTGTGTGCCTGCACCGCATCCTTGATTTGCTGATTGATCGCGGCTTGCGGATCGGTATGCGAGGTAGTCGCCACCCCGCCCATGCCCACCGCAAACGAGGTGCTCGCCGTCGCCGTTTGCTGCTTCTTCGTCTGGAACTCCGCGATCTTTTCCATATACATCAGGTCCGCTTTGGCCACCTGATCCGAAAAATCGCGGTCCTGCTTCTGGAGGTCATGCAGTGCCGCGAGTGAATCCTCCTGCGCTTTGACGTATTGCTGCGCGCCCTCCACCGCCTTTGCAATGCGATCCGCCTCCGCCTGCTGCAGATCGCGGTCAACAATGGCCTCTTCCTTCTTGGTCGAGAGGGCGGCAATCTGTTTGTCTCGTGCGACAAAGGCAGCTGTGATCGCTACCTGCGCATTCTCAATGACGATGTTGGACTTTTTCGAGGTTTCCTCGACCACCTTATCAATGGCCAGTCCGGTTTCAATGCTTGCGATATATTTCCGCGCCGCATCCTGGGCCTCATCTGAGCCATCCAACAGGGCGTCAGAGATCACCTGAGTGACCTCGGCAAAACGCGCCTGCGCAGTTTCGGGCGAAAGCTGCGGATCATTCAGGAGGGCATCACGAAGTTCGTACATCGTGGTGGTGAGGGTTTCGAGCGCCTGCGGCTTTTCGTTCTCGATGGCATCATCAAACGCCTTGATGAGCGCCCGCCCCTTGGCCCCCGCCGCCGCTTGCGCGGAAGCACCCCCCAGTGCGGCATCCAATTTCTCTTTGGTGAGCGCATACGGATCGAGGGTTCCGCCCCCTATCACGTCCGAGGTGCTGGGTGCTGCGGCCTCACCCGCTCCGGCAATGTCTCGTAAACCGCCACCTACATAATTCCCGGCCATTCCCAGAGGAACACTGAGGGTTTGACCAGGCATCGTCGCGCGTGATGAAGCACTGCTCGGTGCGGTCCCGCCAATCACGGCGTTATAGGCTGCCGTGTAGTTCTGGCCGGCCTGGCTGTTCGGGTTGGCATAGTCGAAGGGATGCTCTGCGTAGCGAGCGGTGTAACTCGCCAGTGCCGCGCCACTCAGACCAAGCCCGAGCCCTTCTCGATAGGCAGTCACATAGGCCGGAACCATCCTGGCACTGGCGGCATCGGGATTCGCCCGCGAGGCTCCCATGCCCGCCCCCGCGCCCTGGTCGTGCATTTGGAACAAGCCGAGCGAGTGCCCCTGGTCGCCCACGCGGTTAGGGTCGAAGCCCGATTCCGCCTTAACCCCGGCCGCCACGATGGCGATGAACTGGTCATCATTCGCCAGCGCGCCCGCGTATTTACGGAATACCTCATCGAATGGGCTGAACGTCCGTCCGGCGGCCGCTCCCGCCGCTCCGCTCACGGCAGAAGGTCCGAGCGCGGAAGATGAGATGATCGGGGAGAGGGTCTGTCCCGGTGCCATCGAGCCGGGCGCTACCCCCGGCGCTGCTTCGCTCGAGCCGCCGCCCGTCCCGGGCGTGACCTGGGGAAACACATTGAACTTGCCGCGCAAAACGTCCTGCAGCCACTGGGGGAGCTGGGCGAAGGCATCCACTGCGCCCTGTTGGAGTGAGTTGACCAGCGACCCGCCGAGCGAGGTGCCGGCTTCTTTGACCGCCAGATTGCCAGCGCCGCCCTCTCCCGCCCAGTCCTTCACAAAGACTCCGAAGGCATCCATTTTTGCGGTGAGCGCGGCTTGTGTCTCTCCGCTGTTCCACCAGTCGATCAGGGCGGGTAACCAGACCTCGGTGAAGAAGGTCTTGAGTTCATCGGCCTTACGTTCAATCCAAGGAACAATGGTGCCACCCCACACCTCTCCGAGGACGGTCGTCAGCCGTTCCTTCGCCTGCCCTGCCCAGGAAACGAACTGCGGCGCCCACTTCTCGATCTGCCTTCCTAACTCACCCGCGACCTCTCCAACCTCTTTCAACCACGCATCAAATCCGCCCCTCTGGAATGCTTTGCCAATGCGCGTTTGCCATGCATCGAACTGCGGCGCGGTCTCGGCCACGAACCCCTTCACCCCTTGTACGGCTGCCTGGAGCGCCGGAAGGAGGGCCATACCACCCGAGATCAGAACCGATTGAATGGTCTGGCCAAGAATCTTGCTCTGGTTCTCGAAGGTATTGACCATCGTCTCATAGGCATCCGCCGCTGAGCCGCTGGTGGTTTCATTGGTCTCCAATGCGGATCGCACGGTAGCCAGCTCATTGATGAGCACCGATGCGCCGGCGCGCGCTTGCAGGTCCGGGAATATCTTCTGCAGCGCTGCGGCCGCCGCCTTCTCGGTATAAGTGACCAATTTATCGCGCAGATCGGAGAGAAGATCCATCACCGGGCGCATCTTGCCGGACGAATCGAACACCTGAATACCAAGCTCTTTGAACCCGGCGGCGGCTTCCTTGGTGTTGATCTTGAGGAACAGGTTATTGAGATTATTGATATTCTGGGCGGCCGGTCCGCCCTCTTTCGTAACCCCCGCAATCATGGCGCCGAGCTCATTCAGTGAGACTCCGGCCAGCTTCGCGCTCTGGGTGACCAGTCCGAGATTGGCAGCCAACTCCTGCCCATTGACCACGCCGACTTTAACGGTGTTAAAGAAGACATCACTCACGTGGTCCGCATCGGCCACGCCGAGCTTATAGGCATTCAACACGCCAAGGATGGCGGTCCCGAAGGTGTTCGCATCGGTCATGGCAGCGGTGGCGCCGCGCGCGAACTTCTCGACCAGCTTCAACCCATCCTCTGCCCCAATATCCATTGAGCTGAAGATGTTGTAAAGACTGGCTGCCATGTCCTTACTGGACTGGGCCACCTGCGTCTGCATCAAGTTGAGTGCAGAGAACACTTTGGAGGAATCGATCTCGGGCTTGATCGACTTGATGTTGGCGACCGCCTGCTGGAGGTCAGACGCCTGCTTGACCCCCACGGTCATGGCCGCCGTGAAGGCTCCCATCGCCACCGCTGCCGTGCCGACCGCCGCCGTCATGGCAGTCAAGCCGGCTGAGGCGATCTTGCTGGCGGCTCCTACATTGGTGAGCGACCGCTCGAACTGGGCAGCATCACGCTCGGCGTTCTTCCATTCTTGTTGTCCACTGACACCGAAACGAAGAATGGCCCCGAGATCGGCATTCTGTCCGAAGGCGATGGGGATGTCTCCTTAGTTAGCGATACCACTCGGCTTCGATCTGCTTGACGGCGAGCGACAGGAGAGGGCCGATGCGCGTCTGGGTGGACTGCATGGCCTGCGTGAACCAGCCTCTATGCGGAGAGCCCCGCCGCTTGCCCTTGGGGATGGCGTAGTTCTGCCACGCGGGATACGAGTACCCTTTCGTGTACTTCATCGCCACTAGCCCCGCCTGCGCCTTTTTGCTCTGGCGCTTGTAGAGTCGCCCGCGTGCGCGCGCCGTATCGGTGACCCGCACCCAGCTCGGCATCGGCTTCTTTTGCGCAGTGGAAATGAGCGAGGCGGCCAGGAGTCCCGAGCGGCGGGGGGCCCGCTGCTGGGCTTCCCGCACCCCGATCTGGCCCGCCTTCTCCACTACCTGTTTCCAGACAGGAGCCACGAAGGGGGGATCTTCGCGGATCTTCCGCCGTAATCGGTCGAAACCGGAGACCTCGATGTCAATCTTCCAGGTGCCGGCCATCGTTTACCTCTTGCCCGCCTTACGGGCCTCCTGAGCGGCCTTCTTCTGTTGGAAGACCTCGGCTGCGTGCGCATACTGATATTCGAGCGCGCGTTCGATCATCGGTGTATCCGGGAGTTGACTTTCATCCGCCGTGCGCTTGACCAATGCGTGCGCCTCGGCATAGGCTCGCCCCTCGAGAATGTCGAGACAGAGGTCGAGCGGCTGTTGGATCGCATCATTCACGCTAGCGGCCAACCCTTCCTCAAGGATGCGCGAGATTAGCCAGTAGTCGGGAGCGCCTCCGCGACCTTCGAGGGCTTCGTGGAGCTCGTCGATCCGTTTTTTCGTTCTTCCTCGTTGCGAGCACGCGGCGTCAGCCGCCGGGCGATGAGATCGACGGTCTCCTCATCGAGATCCGCGATGTTGCCCACATTGACCGGCTCGGAGTAGGACCACGCCACGATGCCGTACTTGAGCAGCGTAAAGGCATCGAAGTCGAGCAGCGGATCAGACTCGGGTACGGGGACGGGTTCCGCCTCGACCGGCGTTTCGACCGGGGCGACTGGCGCATCATCGAGCCCGGCTACCTTGCGCATTTGGAGCATCTCGAAGAAGCGGCGACCCGCGCGGAGGTTGGTCTCCGCGCGGGTCTCTCGGGCCTCCTGGAAGTGCTGAGCCGATAGCTGGCGGATCTCGATCCACTGGCCCGGCTCGTGGGGTAGCTCGATCTTCTCTCTGACCTTGCTGGTCAGCATGGCTCCTCCTTGGGTGCGTTGGGGTATTCCGAATGTTAGGAGGCGGTCCCGATAACGCCGGTGGGGCGGAAGGTGCCGCGCCAGCGGGTCAACTCGCCGCGCTTGGGCAAGCGGTCGATCTTCATCACGATACAGGCGCCATTTAGCAGATCGCTGGAGCCGCCGGCCACGTTGATCTCGAAATTCCGTACACTCCCCAGTGCGCTGAGGTTGCCGTAGTGTGCGATGGGTCCGGTCGCCACGTCATCGTAAAAGCCCTCGACCACGATGTCATCCATCCGCCGAATGGAAGTCCAGAGATGCTCCTGCCACGTATCCCCGAACCCATCGGTTTGCTGGGTGAGGGCCTCGACCGTGAACCCGCTGATGGTGTCACAGTAGGTGCTGATCTCGGTCACCGTCGCATTGGCGCCCGTCGCACTGGCGATAAAGATGTGAACATCGGCCTGTCCGAAATTGGCCACTGTAAACCTCCCGTAGTTGGTACTCGATCAAACGCGGGAGATCCCCGCGAAGTAGGTAATGGATGCCCCCGTGCTGCTGGCCGAGGCGAAGGTCACATCTGCCGCGACGTAGGGCTCCACCTTGCCGGTGGTCGTGATTCGCTGCGCCGTCGGCGTATTGCTGGCGGTGCAGGCAGCGAAGGTGAGGAGCGTCGTGTAGGTGATGTCGTCGCTTGAATGCAGGATCTTGACCGTCGCGTGGGATAGGAGCGTCATGCTGGGCACTTGCAGGTAGCCGACCGCGCCGGTGCTGCTGACCGTGGCAGAGAGCACCGAGTTAAACCGGCCACTGGCAGTGGCCGCCTTCATCGTATGCAACATCTGGCCCTTGTCGATCTGCCCGGTGACCTTGTAGACGCCCTCCGCCTTGGTAAGCTCCCCCCGTTTCGGGGCCTTGACATACCGCGTGGTGATCGCCCCACTGAACCCGGTGAACTCGCTGCCGGTGGCCGTGCCTTGATCGGCATAACAGAGCACTTTCACCTGGGCGAGATTGGCACTGAGCGCCTCATGGGCGCTGTTTACCCCGTCATCGTAGTAGCCGGTATGCCCGATACTGCCGGTCTTCATGTTGACCCAGGCGTGCGTATCCCAGCCGGTGCCGAAGGGCGCCTTCGTATTCTCGGTGATCGCCTCCTGGCCGACGGTGATGTCCATTAGACTCGACAGGAGGTCGTAGCCGCCCACCGCAAAGAGACTGACATCCGCAGATCCCCTAACGGTCATCTAGCTTTCCTCCTCTGGCTCGGCCGGTTCTTCCTCCGGGGCCGACCGTGGCCGCCGGGTGCGCGCGGTCGGCCCCACTTCCTCGACGCGCCCCTTCTGGAGGAGCCCCCGGATGCTGGTCTCGGGGATGTCGTCGACGATCTCGCCGGCCGTCACATTCCGCACCGGGCCGCGCTTCTCGGGCGGGATGAAGTCGCCAGCCAGGAGGCGCGCGATGATTTCGGGGTCGGTCGGATAAGTGAGATCAACGAGTGCGCGGTATCTGGTCATATCACCTCCACGGTCATGGCGATGGTCGCGCCATACAGATCAAAGCCCGCATCGTCCGGGCCAAAGTGCCGCACCCCGATCTCGGACACGCCAGTCGGGGGCAGCGCGTATTGGACGGAGTTATTCAGGTAGGCGTCGCCTCGGATGGCTTGCAGAATGGATTGATTGCCGGTGTTGCTGAGGTAGGGGTCGATCAACTCGTCAGCATTGTCGATGCCGCCCGCCATTGAGACGAACAGGGCGAGCTGTATCGTCAGTCTCGAGCGGTCCGTCGAACCAAACACCAACCCGTATTCGATCTCGGTGGCGTCCACTACGCAGAGACAGCCAGCGAGGCCGGGGCTGAGTACCTTCGGCCAGCGACTCTGGACGGTAAGGCCAGCGATGTTCGCCGCATCGAGCCGAGCCTTGATCCCGGTACAGACCGCCGCGCGGGTGGTCACTTCGCCACCGGGCTGCGCATGGTCAGCATGGATTTCGTGAAGGGGTGAAGCCCGCCGCTCGGCGCCCGGCTCGGCACGCCCTGGTCACCGCCGTAGCCGCTCATGTCCTTCGCCCGCCAGGTCAGCGCGATCTGAAAGCGGCACGCCTCCGAGATCACGGGGTACTCGTACACCTTGACCACCGCCGCACTGGTATGCACCGCGCCACTGGTGCCGTTCACGCCCCGCTCCACGTAAAAGCCGCTGGTACTCACCGCGTCCTTCACGAACAACTGCTCGCTATCCACCAGAAGGGTCTGACCCGGCGCGATGGTGCTGGCGTTGACAAAGTTGAGGCTCGTACTGGTGGCATCCCAGCCGCTTACGGTGGTCGGAGTCGCCGCCAGCGTGCGCGTCTGGTTGGTGTAGCCCCAGGTGCCGGTGAGCTGGACGCCCTTCGGAGTGCGCTCGGGGAACACCGCGCTCGAGGTCCAGCGGGTATGGACTTCCCAGAACGGCTGGGGGGGGCTGTTGGTGCGCACGTTGTAATCCGCCCCCGCGCCGGTCAGGTCGTAGCAGGTCGCGCCCATCGTCTGACTGTAGGTGCGCGTGCCACCCGGATCGAGCGCCACGCTGGTCAGGTCGGTCACGGGCTGATCGAGCACCAGGCAGCGCGCATCGGAGGCGGTATAGAACTGGGTATCGAGGCTGGCGAACAAGGGGAAGCCCACGTAATCGTCCATCAGCCGCGAGACGCCCTCGATCACCGTGTCGAGCACCGCATCGTCGGCGGTCGATGTCACGGGAATGCTGAGCGCCTTCTTGGCGCTATAGCGGTCGAGGTAGAAATTGGGCATTTAATCAATCTCTCTCATATCAGGACACATCTATGACGCAATAGATCACGGTGACCTGCAACGTGTTTGCAGGATCGCCGCCGGTGAGATCGTCACCAGTATCATCCTGATTCATGAACATACGGAAGGGTAGATTCTCCCACCAACTCGCAGGATTTATGCTCATTACACCGTCAGAGACACTGGCGACGCCCGGTGGAATGTAGATGGCCCAATCAGTATAGGAGGTGTTCCCAGGTATAGCCGCAGAGGGTAACACTGCCATGTTGATCTGCACATTGTCGATGCCAATGGTACTATTTGTGTCCACACCGATATAGGTAGTGGGCGAGTCAAAATGCCCCTGGAAATATGCCCCGAGAAAGAGCAGTGCCTTCCCCAACCCTGGTGCCTGTACCAGGGTGATCGTGTCATTCGGTAAACCCTTGATCTGCGCGTCGGTCAGGATCACGGTAGTGGTCTTCACCGAGCCCAAATCATCGGAAATATCATTACCATCATCATCATAGAACGATGCCCCATTGACGTGGAACGCACCATCCTGCCCCATATAGGAGCGGTGAGGATGGTGTCCGATCTCATTAGCCACCGTTACATCCCCGTGTAGTAAATCTCGAAGATGCTGTGCAGCCCGCCATTACTCGCGGCGCCCCCGGAGGTCACCTCGATCTTGATCCGCTCCTCGGCAATGGAGATCGGCACCGGGATAGAGGGCGGAGTGCCGGCCGAGCTGTAGCCGAGCGCCCCTCCGCTGACATCCATCGCCCCCGCGCGGGGATACCAGGTCACATCGCCCGTGGCGGTCGCGGTGATGATCGTGATGCCCGACAGCGCGCCGGTGATGTTTACGTGAGCGACCGTGGCGAATCCGCTGGTGGTCGCGGCTCCCGTCAAGACTGCCCCGCGCCGATAGCGGATGGACTCGATCTGCCCGCCGACGATGGGATTGGTGAAGAACGCCTGAGAGGCGCCGCCGGTGGCGGTCACCGTCGCTGCGACCTGTAATCGTTTGACAATTGACATCAGGCGTCTCCTTTTGATCGTGCTACAAAGAACCCCTGGCCGGGTAGCAACTCCGGCCAGGGGCGAGGGAGAGAGGGGCAGCCGCTCGTCAGGCGGTTTTAGGCAACGCCTGCCAACTCTCGCTCGGGTTCACTCAGCAAGCCAAAGGCCGTATCGTCGCCATCGGCGTACTGCTCGGGGCGATCATCCTCAAAGGGTGGTAGCACTTCGCCGCGCTCGCCGTCCGGGGTCTGGTGAATCCAGTACACGAGCTCCTTGATCGCGCCGTGCAATTGATGAACTCCGGCACTCAGCGTGCCGATGATATCGTCCATCTTCTTGCGCCGATCCTCCAGCCGTTCCTGCCAGATGCCGCCGGGCATGTGCTGGAGATAGAGCGTGATCTCCTTACGGGCGCCGACCTCCTGGGCCAATTGCGACTTGGCCTCGGCCAGCTTCGCCTTTCGCTTGGCGAGCACCATCCGAAGGGTCTGTTCATAGGCCCCCGTCTCCATTGCGTCGTGCTGCTCGTATTCTTCCTCGGCGTGCTCCATATCGTGCAGACGCTGGCTGAACGCGGTATGGTCGATCCCGGGCACGATCTGCTCACAGAGAAATTCGTTCTCCCGCTTGGCGCCGATCAGCTCTTGCTGCTGGATGGTCAACTGATCCCGCTGACGGGTGACCGCCTGGAGCCGCTGCTCAAGCTGTTCGTAGCTCAAGGATTCGCCCTCCCCTTCGAGGTAGGCGCGTCCGTAGGGGCGTCCCTCCAGCAAGGGGCAATTATCGGGCAGTACCACCTTCTGACCGCGCCCAATGGCCACCCCTAGCCAGAACTCAACCCCTGGCTTTTGTTTGAAGTATTCCGACTCGGTGTTGAGATCGACCCCCAGTACCCAGATTTCGGGGAACCCCTCTAAGACTGCCAGCGCGATCTCATCCGCGATAGAGGAGGTCAGGTACGGCTCGGCAGGCGTCCGGGTGCCGTCCTCATGGAGCCGCTCGCATAAGGGGGCAATGGGCTCCCACACCTCATCGAAGGGGTAGGTGACCGAGTTGGGCAATTCCTCCTCGGCAGCGTGGAGGAATACGGGGCCGGGGAACTTCTTCAGCCACTCCTGATGATCGCCCGGTCGCCGTTGCTGCCAGGTGCGGATGGTGGGGGAGTGGAGATCAAACCAGCGATGCGCCTTGGGCATGAATAAGGCCCCGCGATTGAGGCCCCAGATTTCGGCGTCGGGGTCGGCATAGTTCGTCCATTCCCTGCTCGTCTGACAGAAGCCGACAATGACCGCCCGTAGCTTGTTCCCCAGCTCTTCCCGAAAACCCGGCACACATCCCTCCTGGCGCTTGGAGTAGTTGAATCCGCAACTACTCTACCAAACCTTACGTAGTGCGGGTATACCTGACGCGCAGACCATAGACGTTGATCGGGCGACCTGCGTGGGCCTGCGCGGTCAGCGTGAGGTTGAGCACCGTGGTAGCGAGATTGCCGGTCGAGAGGCTCACGGTCTGGTAACTCGGGGTGCTGGTGAAATTCGCATGCGTGCTGCCCAGGTCGCCGCCGCCGAATCCACACCACGCGCGAATCTGGATGGCAGCGATGGCATCCGATGCGGTGCCGGTGCCCACCGACTCGCCCAGGATGTCCACCCGCACGCCGCCCGCCGTACTGAAGTCCGCCGGCAACGCGATAGGGGGCAGCTTGATGGTGTCGGTGTTATTGCTGGCCCACTGGAGCACGAAGGTCTGATCGCCCGAGGATACGTTGCCAAAGGAGGGCGTCGTGTCCTTGCCCAGCACGCCCTCGAAGAACAGGGTCGGCGCCGTGGAGCCGGACGCGAAGTTATCGCCCGAGGACAGCTCTCGGGCATTGAACAGATGCGAGCCGAGGTCAATCGTGCCGGTCGCCAGGTTGCCAATCGCATTGGTCAAACCATTGACCACCGCGCCGGCTGCCACCGTGAGCGTACCGCCGTTGTCGATCACGAATTCAGTTGCGCCCTGCTTCATGTAAACGCGGGCGCCATACGTAGGATCGGTTGCCATAGTTACCTCCTAGACTGAGGATGTGACGGGGCGGGGAGCGGAGGTGCTGCACCCCCGCCCCGCCATTCATTGAATCAGGATCAGCCGGAAGCGGTGCCGCTGCCCGGCGAGTAGAGCCGGGTCACCAGGGTAGCCGCTGGCTGCGTGGTCGGGACCGCCCGCGCGCCGTACTGAATCGCCACCACGGCCACTGCCGCGCCGGTCGCACCAGACGCACTGTAGCGCCCCTGCACGAACTGCTTGATGGGGCGGTACACATCCAGCACCAGTGCGCCCGAGGTCGTCTGTGCGACGTGCCCCGTCGCGTCAGAGAGACCACCAGAGGCACTCGCGGTGCCCATGCGGAAGGCGAGATGGTTACTGGAGTTGCTGGCGCTGGCGATGGCGACGAACATGACGCTATCGCAGATAGACATGTCGAGCACGGGCGTCTTGACGTTGCCCGTGATGCCGGAGGCCGCGGTGCCCTGAATCACGGTCCGCTCGCTGAGTCGATCACCGTTCATGGAGTGAATCCTTTCTCCTGCGTCCTCAGCGAGGACTTAGGCCATTGTGATGTACTTGACCGGATGGGTGCCGGCGTCGATCAGGGCACCATCGGTGCGCATAAATGCCACGAATGCGACCTGCGCTTGGAGCGCGTAGAGCTCCTCCAACCGCAAGACCATCATGTCCGAGGTGTCGCGGATGTAGTACGAGCCGAGACCACCGAACAGGATCGACTTGGTGGTAGTCGCCATCGTGGCGAGATCCTGGTTGATGATGTAGGGGTATTCCGCGATGCGATCCGGTGCTCCGAGCTGCGTGCCCGACGACCAGAGATAGCGGCCCTCGCCATCCTTCAGCTTGCGGAGGCTACGGAGCGTGGTGTCATTGAACATGAACCCGACGCCCGGCATGTTCCGATAGGACGGATCGACACTGTGTACAAGGTCGATCAGCTCATCGTAGGTCACCGCTGTCTGACCCGCCGCCGTCACGCCGCTAGTGGCATCCTGAATGATGCCGTTCGGCATGTTGCCGCCGGTGCCCGTGGTGTAGTGGGTGTTGGTGATGCGCCCCAGGCGGGTAGCGAAGAGACTGGTGAGGTAGCCGGGCAGGTCGAAGGCGGAATCCTGCAAGAGCTGGAAGGATACGCGCACGACTTTGGAGTCGTACATATACGCCTTCAAGACGCGCTGCCCGAATGAAGTATCTTGCTCGGAAGCGGTCCCCGACTCAGACAGCAGCTCGCCCACATTGCCGGTGTCGTCGTTGGTCACGAAGGGTAGATCCGCGCCGCTGTCGGTTGTGATGACCGTCGCCGCCTGCCGCATCCCGCCGTAGGCTTTCATGGCCTCGACGATCTCATTCCGCCACTGGGGCGCGATGGTATAGCCACCACCACCACCGCTGACGGTCTGGAGGGCGGCGAAATACTGGCGCAACCCCGCGCGATCCTGGGGATCCATCTCCTGCGTGCCGTATCGCAGGTAGTTGGTGATGAGCCGCTGGTGATCTGCCTGCCGCTCGGCGGCATCCTGCACCGTGGTCGAAGTGCGCTGGCTGTCCTCGGGCAAGCCCGTAAACCGCGCGCTCGCGGAGTTCTGTGTGGTGTTCACATCCGCGCGGGTGGTCTCCATCCGCTCCAGACGCTCGATGCGCGCGGTGATCTCGTTGAGCTCGGCATCTGCCGCGTTGAAATTCGCCGTTTCCTCGGCAGAAAGATTGCGGCCCGCCGCTTCGGCGGTGTCCACGATCTCCTGCATCCGATCCCAGATGTGCCCGCGCTCATCGCGCAGGTCTCGACTATTCGGCACGATAGATACTCCTTCTACTTGATTGCGTAGTGCTGCATGCGCAGCCGTGCCCGCGCCAGGCTGATCGTTCCCTCTGGTACGGACGGCTCCTCAGCGTCTCGCAGAGTAAGTGCACCGTAGCCTTCGGACAGGATCGCTTTGGCTTCACGACGGGAGTACCCAGCGTCTCGCAGGGCTTGCTCGGCGTCACGTTCGGTCAGTGGTTGGTCGCCCGCGGCGGTCGCCTCTGCGGTAAGCAGATGCTCGGGGGCGTTGCGGAATGCGGAGAGGTCAAAGGTGTTTTTCGCTGCCGAGGCCGCCCGGTCGATCCCATCGGCCAGTCCGGCGCTCACGGCTTCCTCGTCGGTGTACCAGGACTCGGCGATCATCCGCTCCCGCCACTGCGCCGTGGTGCCCTTACTGCCACCACGAGGGCCGCTGGCATGCTCGGCGTAGATACTGGCGATGGTATTGGAGATCGAATCGAGCACGTCAGCCTGAGCGCGCATGTCCGCGGCTGGCCCCTTCACAAGCCCCCAGGCGTCATGGATCATCAGCATCGCGTGCGGCGCCATCAGCACCTCATCGCCCGCCATTGCAATAAAGGACGCAGCCGATGCCGCGATCCCCTCCACACGCACGGTGACATTCGATGAGTGATCCCTGATGGCGTTATAGATGGCGATGGCATCAAACACATCCCCGCCGGGGCTGTTGAGATGAAGGGTGATATTCTTCGCGGTGATGGCGCGGAAGTCCTGGGCGAACTCCATCGCCCCGATGCCGGACAGGCCATCGAAGCCGATGAAATCGTAGATGTAGACATCAGCCGTCTCGGCGGCAGCGTTCTCGATGCGGAGGTCCGCGGCCCCGGTGCGCAGTTGCGGCGTGGACTGGCGGATGCGGTCGATAAGCTCAGCCGAGGGCAAGTCGATGGCGGGCGGGCGCAATGCGCGACGCCTCAAGCTGTCCAGTGGTATGACGAGCTCGCAGCCATTTTCACCGCGCAGGGGGAAGGTTCCATTTGCCATAATGCCACCCTCTGCTAGGTAGCTCATGCGGGCACCGCCGGTCCGGGATTCGTCACGGGGACCTCCTGTCCGGCAATGGCGAAGTTGCTGGGGTAGTGGTAGTCCTCGCCGCCGTCTGCCTCGGGGATGGGATTCAAATCCTCAAAGTCGCGGATGTCATTGGCGCTAAATACGTTGCGGTCCCATAGCGCAGTGTAGAACGCCGCCCGACTGGCCGCATCTCCGCGCAGGAGGCCGGTTACGACATGCTTGATGTAGAAGCGAGACTTCTCAGCCGGGGTCAGTAAGTCCTTTTGCATCTGCTGCTCGATCCTGGTGAGCCACGGCATCAACGTAAATTGAACGAACCCAATGGTCATCTGCTCGATGCCGGTGCCCCAGGAGGTTGAGCGGTCAACATCCCCGATCATGTGCGGGGGGATGCGGAAGATACGGGCGATCTCGGCCACACTGAACTTACGCGAGTCCAGATACTCCGCATCCTCGTTGGACATGCCGGTCGAGGCCCAGGTTACGCCCTCCTCGAGCACCGCGATGCGATGGGCGTTGCTGAGCCCCTGGTGCGCGCTCACCCAACTATGGGCCATCCGCTCGGAGCTTTCCGGGGTCAGCCGCGTCGGGGATTGGAGCACGCCGCCCGGCCGCGCCCCTTGCGCGAAGAAGCGTGCGCCATACTCCTGGGTGGCGATGGCGTGCCCGACCGTCTCGCGGTGCAAGGTCAGCGGTGCATAGCCCCAGAGTCCATCGTCGGAGATCCCCCGCACGTGGAGCACCCGATTCTGCGGGAGATCCACCATCCCCCCGTCCGGGAGTTGATAGGAATAGATCAGTTCCCCTGATGCGCTCAGTTCCGGTTTTCGCATATGGTCTGGCCGTAGGGGCCAGAGCGCCACAGGTCGCCCTCGTCCGTCGCGTTCGATCTCCGCAAAGAAATTGCCGCGTGTACAGAGATGCCCGCCCATCATCTCCCGGAATTGATAGGAGGTCATCCAGGGATTCGGAGCCTCATGCAACAGGCGATACAGCGGATGCTCGGTGGCCTGTCGCCTGCCGCGCGGCTCCAATCGCTCGAAGGGGAACAGCGGCAGCACCGCGATGCTCTCGGAAATCACCCGCACGCTGGCGTACCAGGCGGACACCCCGAGCGCCGTCTCCTGGGTGACCCGCACGCCACTGGTAGCGGATGGGCCGGCGAACAGCTCCAGCACCTTGCCGCTGGTGAGCCCGCCAATGCTCTGGAGGGGCAGCGCGTTCATGACCGGGGCGAGAATCGAACCCAAAGGGGCGGCTCCTTAGCGGTGGCCGCCCCTCTCGTTGAAGGTGAGGAGCAGACCGATGGCAAACAAAAAAGCCCCCGCCACTAAGAAGGCGAGGGCCTCGGAGATCAGTGCACAGCCCCGCACGATGAGCGCGAGACTGGCGAACAGGATCAGGTTGGTAATGGATTCGCGGAGGGCATGAAAAAGCCACCGGGCAAGGTTGCCGGTGGCGCGGGAGACACCTCTCCCAGCGATACGATACCGAATACGAAGGCTGGGTGTCAACTCTTTACGTGACCATTCTTCCGCCGACTGGGCTTGATCTCCTCTGCCGTAGGCTCCTCCACCACCCGCTCCAGGCGCGCGTAGGCGATGTTGCGCACATCCCACCGCTCGACAATGCTCCACCCCGCCGCGTTCAGCATACCCACGATCTCGGCTTCTCGGTCGGGCTGGAGCTCGATCATGATGCCCACCAGCGAGGGGAGCGCCAGCACTTGCGACATCCCGCCCAGCACGGCCTGCTCATTGCCGTCGACGTCGATCTTCAGATGCGTAGGGGGCGGCAAATGGTAGCGCCCCACCAGCTCATCGAGGGGCGAGACCGGGATCAGCACCGAGTGCCAGCCGAAGCCGGGCCGTTGATTCGGCTTCACCTCGCCCCAGGCAAAGGTGGCTGAGCCGGGGCGGGTATCGGCGTAGTGGACCCAAACCAGCCCCGAGACGGTAGCGAGCCCTTGCTGCATCACGATGACGCGATCTGTCCAGCCGTTGAGCTGGAGATTCGCCAGCAGCATCTCTGCATTCTGTGGGATCGGCTCGAAGGCGACCGCCTGCAATCCCCGCGCCGCCGCCACCAGCGAATAGCCGCCCACGTTGGCGCCCACGTCGTACAGCACGCCGCCCGGGGGGATGCTCTCGATGAAGGCGACCGTAAACGGCTCCTTCTCACAGCAGTTCTGCCGCAAACGACGGAGCGGCCCCTGGTAGGCGTTCTCCGGCTCGAGGAACATCTCTATGTGGGCGGGCTCATAATCCACCAGCCCCACGTCGTAGATCCTGGTCCGCTCCCGCGCTGTAATCATGCAGGCTCCTCACTCAATAGTCGGCCGGTGTTTCGCTCCACGGCAATAGCCCGATCATCGTAGATACGGGCCGTGCGCCACGACTTCTCGCAGGTAATCGGCAGCACTTCGCCCAGATGCTCCAGGCACCACGCTTCGATGGCGGGATACTCTCGCCAGATGGGGGATCGCCCCTCTTTCGACACCCGCGCCGTGAAGATCACCACGGGGATCCCTTGCGCGCGCCACGCCTTGACTCGATCCACCATTGCCGGGATCGGGGGGCCGATCCACCCAGGCACATAGTGCGTGTCTGCGGCATGAGCCAGCACGCCGTCTAGATCCACCGCGTAATGATCCCCTGCCCTCACCGCCGCACCTCCGGTAGCCACTCGGGATGCTCGGCCGCCATCTGCTCAGCTCGTGCCCAATCCTCGGGCGTGTTGATGTCGAGCGCCATTGGGTCATCCTTGGCACAGACCCACGGCAGCACCACACTGCCGCTGATGGAGTCGGGAAGTACCCGCGTCCACGCGATCTCCAGCGCGGCGGTCTGCACGAATACCGGGGGCAGCTCCTGCGTCGGCATGCTGTGCCAGGGGGCACGATCCCCGCTGAACGGCAGCAACGGCACGCTGCTCGTCACCCGCTCGACTCGCCACATCTTGCCAGGGTGCTCGGACACCGGCCGCATGGCGCGCAGGCTGTCAGCCCGTCCGTACTGGCGGAAGCAGTCCCACGCGGCCTTGATCCACTCACCACGACGGAAGGGGGAGGTCGGGCGCAGGATGCAGAAGGCCTCGGCCGACTCGTTGTACATCTCCCAAGTCATAGCATGTTCTACCCAGTCGAGATCCGGGCTGTAATCTTGCGCATGTTCCGCGCGACGTGCGATTGCCACCGCTCCATACTGGATCGCTAGATCCCTGGTCACCCCACTGTCCGTGCTCACCACGATGCGCTCAAAGATCCCAGCCTCCTGCGCGGCGGCGATGGCATAGGCGAGCAGCGGATGCCCCGCCAGTTCGCGGGTATTCTTGCCAGGGATACGTTTGCTGCCCGCCCGAGCGGGGATCAGGGCCACGATGCGCTCAGGCATATGCCTCCGTACTCGGCAGTCCACCCACCTCGGACTCGCCGTACTGGGTCTCCATCCGCACGCGGTCGGCGTCTGCGCTGGTGCTCACCTCGAACACCACACAATCGGTAATCGCCACGAAGCGATGAGCGGCGCCGCTCGGAATGTGGAGGGTCTGCCCCGCCATCATACGGATGCGTGTGAGTCTCCCCTCTCCATTATCGGAATCGACATAGGCAACGCCCGATACCAGATGGAAGGATTCCACGCGCCAGGTATGCGCCTGGAGTCCGCCCGCCTTCCCTGCCGTGTACTTCAGGATCTTGCCGCAGTACCCGGGCCCCTCGGCAATGATCTCTTCCGTTCCCCAATCCCGCTCCAGTGTGCGGGGGATATAGGCGCTAATCGTCGTCAGGGTGCCACCTCCAATAAATCCGTGCGCCCCATCTTGACCAACGGCGCGACCTCGATGTCCAATCGCCGTTTGACCCCATCCCCGAGCGATTCACGGGTACGCTTGAGATCCCGCACCAGTGAGCGCAGTCCGTGCGGCTCCAGGCTCCAGGCTTGATCGGACCCCTTCCAGCCCCGATGCAGGGTGAAATGCTTCTCAAAGATCCTTGCACCCAGCATCCAGCCGAGCGGGCCGGTCAGAATGCCGCTGTAGTGATCCGACAGCCCGATGACAGTTTCCGGGTAGGACGCCCTCAGACTCTCAATCACACGGAGCTGCATATCCCTTGCTTCGCAGGGATATGAGCTGACGCAGTGCATCAATGCCAATGGAGGATGGTGGGGGTTGTAATAGATCAATCTCTGCGCGTCGTCAACCTCCTGTACGGTCGCGCCCCCGGTGCTTACGATCAACGGCAGCCCGGTGAACGCGGCCGCCTCGAGCAGCGGGCGATTGACGATGGAGGCGCTGGCGATCTTGAGCGCCGGCACCCCGAGATCCGACAGGAACCCCACACTCGGCACATCGAACGCGGTCGCCAGGAACATCAGCCCGAGATTCTCCGCTCGGAGCTTCAGGAACTCGTATTCATCAGCCCCGAACTCCAACGCCGCCCGGTGATCGCCGTAGGTGGGGCCGAAGGCGTGCTCGGAGTGGTAGGGCTCGTTCCACTTCGGATCACGCTCAGCCCACCAGTCGAGGTCGCGCTTCTGAAACTTCACCGCGTCGCATCCACACTCCGCCGCTGCCCGCATCAATTCACAAGCGGTCTGCACCGACCCCTGATGATTACAGCCAATCTCAGCCACGACAAAGGCCGGTTCGTCATCCGCGATGCGGTGCCCGCCGATCATCAGTTCACGCATGTTGCCACTCCACCAGATCCGCGATAGCCGACAGTTCGCCCATCGTGGTCAGCCCGAACACCACCACACACAGCACGACCTGCCCCCATTGACCACGCTCGCCCGCCAACCAACCGAGCACCGCAAAGATGCCCGCCAGCGCGGCCAACGCCAGCGCCTCGACAATGGAAATCAGCACTCGCCACATCAGCCGAACACCAGGATGCCACGCTCGGCATACACCGACTCCTGCGGCACCGCCACCTTGGCGCGCGCCAACCCCATGATGAGCGCAACGATGCCGTCGATCCGTTCGGGGCTGGCCTCTTTGTCGGGCTTGAGATTCCCGGCGGGGTCGGTCCTGACCACCACATTACTCGCGCACCAATCGAGCACCGGGTTGCCACCATGCTGGAGCTCCGCACTGCGCACCATCCGCTCCAGCTCCATCGTGGGCGCCGCCATCGAGATGAACCCCTGGCCGAAGTCGACCATAGTGAGCCCATGCTTGTCGGCTAATGTCTGCACCAGCGAATCCGCAAACGCGCGGTCGAAGGCCACTTCCTCGATGCGGAAGTAGCTGGCGTCCTCGACAATCGCCTTCTCGATAAACCCGAAGTCGGTCGTATTGCCATCGGTCGGCTCCAGCCAGCCCTGCCGCGCCCACAGGTCATAGGGCACGCGATCCCGCTGAGCGCGTCCTGGGATGTCCTCCTCCGGGCACCAGAAGCGCAGCAAGCACTTCCACCGCTCGCCGTCCTCCACCGGGGGGAACACCAGAGCGAACGCACTGAGGTCGTGTACCCGCGCGAGGTCGAGCCCCCCATAGCAGCGCCGCCCCTTCATCGACTCCCGCGTGAACGGCGTGTTGCCCGCCTGCCAGCGATCGATGGGCAGCCACTTCATCAGCGATTGGGTCCAGATACAGAAGTTGAGGCGCATGACGATGCCAGACTTGGCGGGCATCCCCACCGCTTCATCGACCTGCTCACGCAAATACTTGCGCGTGATGGACACATCGAGATTCGGGTTCGCCTTCAGCCATACCGACTCATCGCGCCAATCGTCACAGTCGGGACAGCCCTCGGTCGGGCTCGGCTTGCCGGCCGCTCGGCATTCCTCACACACGTCGAGCTGACAGACGTAGCCAAACCAGGCATCGTTGGCGAGCGCGCCCTCCAGCACTTGCAGCGTGTAGGTGTGCTGCTGGAAACAGACGGAGTTGCGATCATAGCCGCTGTTGGTGATCCCGACCCCGAGCGCCTGCCGCCTACCCTTGGTGCCCGCCCGCATCTTATCGACTACGGTCGCATTGGGATGCTCGTGAATCTCGTCAATCACGAACCCATGCGGGCGCTTGCCGTCCAGGCTCCGCCCCTCGGAACTGAGCGGGCGCATGAACGACCCCGAGTCATCGTGCGCCAGGTTGTTGACCAGCACGTTAATGCGTTTGCTGAGCGCGGGGCTGTTCTCGACCATGCGCTGCGCATCGCGGAAGCTGATCCGCGCCTGATCCCGCGTCACGGCGGCGGTATAAACCTCGGCCGACGCTTCTCCATCAGCGCAGAGCAGATACAAGCCGATCCCCGCCGCCATCGGGCTTTTACCGTTTCCCTTGCCGACCTCGATATACCCATATCGGAAACGACGGAAGCCATCGGCCCCCTTCCAGCCGAACAGGCAACCCACCACGAATACCTGCCAGGGCTGGAGGGTGAACGGCTTGCCGGCGTGCTCGCCTTCCGACAGCCGCAGATGGGAGAAGAAGGTCACCACCCGATCCGCGGCCGCCTCATCGAACCACAGCCCGCGCTCGGCGCCGTGCTCGAGGTCGTCCAGGTGGCGTTGGCAGGCGAGTCGGACCGCTCGACCCGCGAGGATACGCCCCGCCAGCACGTCCTGCGCGTACTGCGTGACGGGGTGCGCGGGTAGTGCGGCTACCGGGGGGCGTTTCCTAGTTGTTGCGGGCAAGGAAGTTCTCGAACTCGTCCTTCTCAGGGACCGGCACCGCCTTCACCCGAGCCCGCGCGCTGGGCGTCATGCCGAACTCTACGAGAAGCTTTTGCATCTGCTCTAAGGCTTTGTTGGCAATGGACAGGTACGGGCTCTGGTTGAACATGGCGATGCCGTCTTTGTCGTTCAGCTTCCACAACACGCCGTGCTTGTTCAGCATCTCCTCGGCCTCGACCCAGCGGGCATACGCTTGGCAGTAGGCCGCCAGGGCGCTGCTGTCGAGCTCCGTCATGATCCCCATAGCGAGCAGCCGCTTACCCGTCCTGCGCCATTCTGCCTTGGCCACGTCGGACAGGTAGGACGGCACCGGCGGCAGCTTCGGCGTAGGCCTCGGCTCATTGGTGGGGAGTGGGCGCCCGCCGGGGTTGCCGTTCAATAGCTTGAGGGTGGTCGGCTGTGGGCGACGTCCACTGCGGCCCGGCTTCCCGCTCATTTAACCGCGACCCAGCCGGCAAAATTTTGCCAACGCCAGAAGGTGTCAATCATCGTAAAGCCGGCCATGCGAAGAAGGTCCTCATTCCACGCGGCCGTCACTGGCACTAGCACTCCTTCGAGACTTAGCCGCTTGCGCGTGATCTCCTCCTGACTGTAGCCGTTGCGCCGCTTGAAATCGTAATAGGATGCAACCATCCGCTCATCGAGCGCGGGGCAGGAACCGAGGATCTTCTCTACAAGGAGCAGTGCGCCACCAGGTAGGAGATGGTCGTACATATCGCGAACGACGCGCGCCCGATGCTCGAGTGGCACGAACATCAAGGTCAGCACCGAGAGCGTGACGGAAGCATTCACCTGCGGATAGGTCTCACGTAAGTCAAGATGCTGGATTGCAACGAGACCGCGGTCGATTTCCCGAGCGAAGCGATCCCGTGCAGCAATAAGCATCGGCTCAGAAACCTCAACCCCGACGAACCGATTGCGACCGTAGAATCGCGCGAGTAGTGAGGCCATCGCTTCGCCACGCGAACAGCCGAGGTCAACGATATCGGTACCGTCTTGCTGGAAGCGCGAGGCGAGATCCAGCACGAGTGCGCGCATTTCGAGATAATCTGGAATCGAGCGGGTGAGCATATCATCGAACACCTCCGTAACCGATGCGTCGAATGCCCAGTGATCGCCGGTTGGAAGATGGCCGAGACTACTTGCAGACATAGGAAGGCTCCTTCCTCACCCAAAGGTGCGGGCATATTCCTGACGATAGAAACGGGCCGGCTGGGCCACGGCCTGGGCAGCAGCAGACTTCATGCCGAGCCCATCCTGAAAGGCGAGTTTCGGACGGTCCCGCAGACGGGAGGGGAGCCAGTCCCCTACAGCATCCTGGAGCACGGCTTTCGGCCGCCCCCGGTCCTGCACGGTAGCCTGTGGTAGGGAAAGTGCATATTCGACTAATGGCGGGGAGAGGAACGGTAGGCGGCACTCAATCCCGGCCGCCATGAAAATCTTGTTGCAGCGGGCGAAATTCTTGGCAGCCTGGGCGCGGATCAGCTTCCGCCGATGCGGCCCCCAGCCCTCCTGCTGAATACCGTGGTAGGAGAATCCGTAACTCGCCCAGAGCTCATCACTCCCCTCTCCGCTGAAGATCACACGAATGCCGTCTGCCTGCATGGCACGGGCCAGCGCCAAACAGGGCCAGCCGATCTCGACCTGAGCCTTTGATGACATTTCAATCACCCGGACGACCCCGGCGAGGTCGTCCGCCGTGGGGGATGGAACGCGGACCTCCCGCAGAGTCAGGCCCAGCGCCTCCGCACCGATGCGGGCCGCCCGCAGGTCCGGGGAGCGGGGATCATAGACCGCGATATAGGACGGGATACCGGGGAAGGAGCGGACGAGGATTGCGGCAATGGTGGCGCTATCCAATCCCCCGGAGAATAGCGTAGCGAGAGGGACATCTGCGATCTGCCGCGCCGTGACGGCCTCCTCCAGCAGGGTTCGTAGCCGATCCGCTGCGGTCAGACGGTCGATTCTCTGCTCTCTGGCAGGGAGGGCATACCACGTCGTGATGCGAGCACCGGACGGGCAGAGGGTGAGGAGACCACCGGGCGGGACATCCTGAATAAGATGTCCCGCGATCCCCATTCCCAGCAGGGCTTTGCGTTCCGAGGCAAAGGCCCCCGGTGCCCAGTGGAGGGGGATCTCGCCATAGCGATCCCGCGCAAGTGAGACCTCCTGACCATCCTTGGTCCAGGCCACAGCAAACATGCCATCGAATCGGGGGAGCGCCGCCGCGCCCCATCGGTCCAGGGCAGCAGCCATAACTTCCGTATCCCCGTTCGTCTGGAACGAGCAGCCCTCCTGCGCGAGGAGAGCCCGCACCTCGCGGAAATTCCAGAGCTCGCCGTTATAGCTAATAGTCGTCTGTCCATAGGTAAACGGCTGATTACTGCGCGGGTGGCAGTCGATGATCGCGAGACGGGTATGGAGCAGCATCAGCGGACCGATCTGCTGGCACCCTTCGGCATCTGGCCCTCGGTGGCGGAGTAGCGGAAGCATCCGCGCCAGGCCCGCACCATATCCCCCGGCTATACCGCACATTAGGGAATCTCCTCCAGCACTACACGCACCTGCTCGGCAATGGCTGCCATCATCAAGGGTGGCACCGCGCGTCCGAGCCGTTCCCATTGCTGGGCGTAGGTGCCGGTCAGCACGAAGTCATCCGGAAAAGCACAGATCCGTTTGAGTTCTGCAATCGTGAATTTCCGCCGTTCAGTCGGATGGGTGATGGTGGCGTCGCCACCATCACCCCCGCGCTGGGTAACCGTTGGGCTCGGGCGTTCTGGATCAGTTCGCACCAGCGAGTAATACTTATCGGATTGCTCGCCAGGACCGAGTCCTTGCGAGTTGAGACCATTCGCCTCTTCGACCCATAGATGGTGCCCACTTGCAACTATTGATGGAGCAGGAATATCTGTCACATCACCCATGCTATAGGATGCCTGTCCGCGCGTGTCATTCATGGCACGCGCGGACACCAGCGAGGGGGGGTAGGCCCCATTGCCGGTCTGTGGTCCGGCGCCGATCGTTGGACTGGGCACGGAAGTCTCCGGGAGACTTCCGTGCCCAAAGCCACCATTGTCCCCCTGCGCAATGATCCACGGTAGCGCGTCGCGCACGCTATAGCGATACGGTAGCGGCTTCGGGAAACGGGGAGTTGCGTCGAGATCCTCGCGCACGCCGAAGAAGATCACGCGCTGGCGCATCTGCGGAACTCCGAGCCATTGCGCATCGAGTAAACGCGCTTCGACCCGATAACCGCACTCTTTAAGTTCGCGCAGAATCTCTTTGAAATACCCTTTCGCCGTACCCTTCACGAGGCCAGAGACATTCTCCGCAATGAAGATTCTCGGCTGGATTCCTCGCACGAGTCGCGCGTACTCGAAAAAGAGATCATCGGTACGCTGCTTCGTGTCGGAATAGGTCTTGATCTTGCCCCAGCCTGCCTCACGCTTGCCAGCGGTAGAGAACGACGCGCAGGGCGGCGAGCCATCAAGCACATCGAGCTGACCGACCGTTAGACCGAGCGCGGCGAGGATCGACTCCGGGGTAATCTCCCGAATGTCGCGCGGATCAAGGATCGTCTCAGGCGCATTCGCCCGGTAGGTGTCCCGAGCTGCTGGCACGAACTCATTCGCCCAGGCGACCCGGAATCCGGCCAGCTTGTAGCCGAGTGAAGATCCGCCGCAGCCGCTAAACGTCGAGATAGCCGTGTAGCCGTTCCACGGAATCGCACTGATCTCCGCCATGCTCGGCACCTGGTAGGGGGGCTTATCGGAACTCTCTCGCGAGACAGCAATCGGGGAGATGGGTAGCGACAGTTCGCTATAGGTATTACGGCGTCCGTGTTTCTGCACCGGCGGGG